ATGAAAGACATATCATCAAGGGAAATGATAAAGATAATTAATAAAGACGGATGGTATTTACATAGGATAGCTGGAAGTCATCACCACTTTAAACATCCTACTAAAAAAGGAATTGTAACAGTTCCACATCCAAGGAAAGACCTATTACTAAAAACTACAAACTCAATACTAAAGCAGGCAGGACTTAAATAGTCCTCCTGCAAGGAGGTTTTATATAGATGGCTAAATATTATTTTCCAGCAATTTTTGATCCAGACACAGACAACGAGAATGGTTTTACAGTAACATTCCCTGACCTACCAGGATGTATTACAGAAGGTTCTGATATGGATGAAGCAGTATACATGGCTAAAGATGTATTAGTAGGTTTTTTATATGGAATGGAGGAAGATGGAGAACAAATTCCTACCCCTTCAAATCCAAGTAATATCGACCTTCCAAAAGGTGCTTTTATCTCGATTATAGAAGTAAGAACAGATTATATAAGAGATGAGATTGAAAACAAGGCTGTAAAAAAAACTTTAACAATTCCTAAATGGTTAAATGATGCAGCAGAAAAAGAAAATATTAATTTTTCTCAATTACTTCAGTTCGCAATTAAGGAACGTTTAGGTATTATAAATAAGCAATAAACAAAAAGACCAGGTACTCAATTAACTATGAGTGCCTGGTTCTTTGTTTTGGTGGCTTAACAATAATTTTTCAACCTGTGTTTTCAAAGCCATATTTGCATACGTTAATACTAAATCTTCGCCAGCTGTAGCAACGGTTAAATCACTAAAGTATTCATCTATCTTTTCCCATTTCACTACCCTAATTTTATCTTTAGCTAATAGCCTTTTAGAGTTGTAACATTCCTGTGTAATGTCATCTAAAAGTTTATCGAGTATTGGTAAATATACATTGCTCATTTTAAGGTTTTCAATCACCTTGTAGTCACGTTGTAATGTCTGTACTGCCATATCGTAAATGACATACTTATGAAGAAGTCCTCTTTGTTCAAAGCTAATCATACCACCGAACGCTCCTTGTGTATGATTGAACAACTACTAACACATTATTGATAGTAAAAGTACGCTTTGCTCGTCTTGTAAAACAGTAAGCTTGAAATGAATCACCTGCAATCTTTACAAGCTTTACTTTCCTCTTTGTAATCTCACCGCTCTTTGACATATACATCATGTTTACTATTTGATTATGTTTCATAGCTTTTAGCAGTTGTTCTTTCATCACTGTACGCTCCTTCAATAAGAACATTCGTTTGTACTTATAATAGAACAATCGTTCTTATTTTAACAAGTGTAAAGTTTGTTAATATATGAAATAAAATGAATAAACCTATTTACTTTTTTAAATAGATATTGTATAATAAGAGTATAGAAAGGAGGTGAACAAGAGTGGATGAATTTGAAAAAGTCCTTGCAACAGTAGCGCTAGTCGCAACAACCTTTAAAGCTTTCACATCAGGCTTGAAAGACATTTACGACATGGTGCAAGGAACAAAGAAAAAGCGACGCCCTCCCGCAAAGAAGAAACGTCGCAAGTAATATCCCGAAGGAGGTTAGCGCCTCCTTCTCAATCAAATTATAACACATCCACTTACATGTATGAAAAGAATGCTTAAACGATTTGGTTATACAAACATCGCCTTACTAATTGCGAGTACTGCTATAATACTCAAATATGTTGATTTCCAAAGTCCTTCAACAATTGATTATGTATTATTAGCGCTATATGGAACAACTGTTTTAATTCACTTCACAAGGCTGATAATATTTATGTTACCAAAGGAAAGGTGATTGCATGAAATATGAATTTTCCACAACTGAAGAACTCCTTGAATTTTTAAATACTGAATTACTATCCGCAGCCGAAGCAGCAGAGGTATTGGAAATATCGAAAGTTCGTCTCGGACAATTGATGAAAGACGGAAAGTTAAAAGCAGCTAAAGACCAGCCTAAAATGTTCTTAAAAAGTGTACTGCTTGAGAAAAAAGATGAGCTTGAATCGCTTCGAAAAAAATATAGACCTTATGATGAATAAACAAAAAAGCCCAGGCTCAAAATTAATTGAGTACCTGGGCTTCGTCATTGGTATATGCGTGTTCTTTCGTTTGTTTACAATGACATTAATAGACTACTACAGTGTTCTGAACAAACACTGAACAATACTACTTGTTTCGTCGTTGTTGAATTGTAATGTATAACCCCACCAAACGATCCGTTGTCATTGCACCATTTTGTAAATCCTTCAAGTGTGATTCATGTATAATACCATCCTTCACAGCCTGTGCAATAAAGTTTTCTGTTTCAGTTTTCATAGCTGGAGAACCCGGATTCCAATTTGTATTTGCCACTGTAATTTCCTCCTTTTTGTCTTCCACAATTAATTGGACTTTCAATTTGCTGTTACTTGGTACAATTACTTGTCCTTCTAACTTATAGCCTTTAGGCATCTTCCAATTCGCTTTTACTTCAAAGTGTGGACGGTCAATGGCTTTTGTCCATGTTCCGCCCCATTCAATACCTAGCTTTTTCGCAATGGCTCCTACTCTACTTAATGTAGTGACATCATACAATGATTGTGGAGGACCAACAGCAATATCCCATGCTAGACGTGATTTATGGTTACTGTTTAGTGTCCATGTAACAACTTTCCCTGGGCGTGTCCTACCTTGTGCATACAGGTACTTTTGCCGCGCTTGTGAGCGATATGTTTCAGTGATGAAGATGTTCTTAATGCCCGCCTTGTAACACTCCTGAAATAGCAATCGACACGCAGTTTGTGCACCAGGTAAAAGCTCGGCTAAGTCTCGACATGTAGTTGTAACGCTTGTCATTTTGCATCATCCTTTTTCTCATCATTGTCAATTTGAAGTTGTGTAAATGCGTTAGATAAAAACTTAGGCACCTTGATTCCTAACTTACCAAGATTCTCAATCATACTGATTCCTTCCATACCGATAAGAAAAAGAATCATGGCATTACGCATGAAGTTTCCACTTTCAGTTGCTAAGTCTAATTGCACCGCAGCAATGACCATTAATATCATGGCAGTTTTTTTGAGTAAGCCCTTAAACGCCTTTTTACTCTCAATATTTTTATATGCAAATCCCACCATCAAGCCCAGTACATAATCAATAGCTAAAAAAATAATAAAGGCTTTAATTAAATGGTCAATTCCTCCAACAAAATAAGCGACCCATGCCATGGAGCCGCCAACGATTGATGTATATAGTGTATCTGTTTTCATCTGACACCTTCCTTTTCGTATAATAAAAGCCCTCCACAATTATCTGTGGAAGGCATAAAATCAATGGTTATTTATTTGACTACAAGCAGCTGTTACCCAAAAGCCAATTGTACTAATAAATAACAATGTTAAAATTGGATGCTCATATACAGCTTGCATTTCCTCACCTCGTTTTTGACAATAAAAATAACGCTAAGCTTATACTTGCGTTTTCTCTAACACTTCTTCAATTGGATTACCATAACCATCTAACCCTAACGCCTCTAGTTTTGTAAGTACTGGAGCTTTTAATTTCGCTGGCACACGTTCAATCGTTGAGCCTGTTTTGTCTGTGTTTGCAATTAACAATACATATCCATCTATCATTTTGCAGACCTCCAATTTTAGTTTTAATTTTATTTTTAACAACAGCGCTCTAAGCATTGTTGGATGTTCCTTTTAATGCAGCTACTTCTTCACGCAATGCAAGTACTTCTTCATAAACGCCTAATACAGCGTCGACAGTAATTAGATTATTTTGTTCTGTAACTGTAAACAATCTTGCTATTTTTTCTTCAAGTGTTTCAATTGGTTCGGGTTCAGTTGGTGTATTAATGTCAGGAGATTCTCCTGTATCTAGTGATTCAGTAAAATTTCCAGTTTCTACATCGTAAATGTAACCTTCTTTGATAATATCCTGATAATTAGTTATATCTACAACAATAATTGGATGTGAGAATTCTGGTAATATTTCATAATGACCAATATTCCTTACAACTTTATCAAGTACAATGGCTACTTTAAACATAAATATCACCCCCACTCAATGAGTAGTAAACCTGAATTACCAGCAGTTCCATCTTGCCCTTTTTCTCCATTCCCTCCGGGGATTCCTTGAATACTAACTCCAATTCCTCCATTTCCGCCTTTTCCTCCTGTTCCTCCTAACCCTGTATTTTCATTAGGTAATGAATAAAATAAACGGATGTAATTATTAATTAAAATTCTTTCAACAGAGGCATTATTTGCAAATGACATAGGTGTACCACCTATACCAACATTGCCCCCGCCATTATTTCCGTTAGAACCAGCATTACTTCCACTGTTTGAAGTTATGTTACAAACATACATATTTGGTAGTAAATTTATTGTTTTTTCATAAGTAACCCCGTTTGTTGTCATTGTAGTGTGATTCGTATAGGGACTACCTTGACCACCGACGCCACCTAACCCTGCTACATTAGCTGTACCTGTAAATGTTGAATTGGTCCCACCTTTGGCTTCTGATGCAGGTATATTACCTCCAGTGCCACCCATAAATGTTAGGTATGTGCCGAAAGATGTCGGTGTCCCATTTGAACCTTTTTGAGGTAATTGTCCTGAGTTTCCGGTTAAATTAATAACCCCAACTCCACCTTTGCCCCCAACACTAGCAGCACCACCTTCACCAATAGTTACAATTACTTCGGTTACATTTAATGGCACAGAAACAGGAATTTTAAAACCGAATGATCCATGTCCTCCATTACCTCCTCCGCCACCACCTCCACCAGAGCCACCTGGTTGATTACTCTGACTCCCACCACCAGCTCCACCACCAGCTCCTCCTGCACCGCCCCCGCCTGCTCCAAAGCCAGTTACTAGAAATCTAGTTACACCTTCTGGAATATTAAAAGTGTAGACACCAGGCTCAGTAAATATAGCGTGCCCTGATTTTTGAGCAACCTTAGAAGGTAATCCTTCAACGGTATTTTTCACTTCTTCAATTTGCTCATATGTTGGTAAATTTATTACATTTGGCATTACACATCCTCCTCGTAAATAAAAGCTACACAGTTTAACAATGGGTTACGTTGCAAGCCATATTTGTAGAGCTTGTTATCCTTACTATCTAGATATTTATGAGGCATACTAGCATCCTCATGGTCATTGAATTTATTTAATAAATTCCCATCTGCTGTTGTATTCAAAATATCTTTTACAGTGGCAAACCACTCGTCGAAGTTATTCTTACGTCCTTCTAGCCACGTGTAATACAATGCTTCTTCTGCCTGTCTCCATGCTTCAAAGTCCTTCTCCTGTGCATCAATCCATGCCTCTAGTTCACTAGTCACTTTGTTTTGCCATTGTAAGAACTCGGCTGCTTTTGTAACTGAATAATCATCAAACCATTGTTGGTACTGATTAAAGATTGAAGTTGTATCTACTTGATAAATTGGATTATGCATTAGACCACATAAGTTATTGTTTAATCGTGTATCCGTAATAGCAGCTTGATTAATTGTTAGGGCACCTTTAGCAATATACACATCTGCTAACGCTAACTCGTAGGCATCTGCATCACGCTTTAATGTTGGTGCAACAGGTGAAGCAGAGAGCACACCTTTCTTGACCTCCACACTCATCTTTCTTTGAATAAAATCTAATCGAATGACAATACGATCAATACGATTAAGTGTTGTATCTCCAGCGGAAAGAGCTAAATTATAATCCTCATCATTAATTAAATAATAACCATTGACCCACGCTTTACCTGGGCGAACAATTACACTCATTGAATCTCCATTTGCTCGAATCTGTAAGCAATCAGAAGGTTTAACGAAAATACCATTGCCAATAAACGTGGCAAAGTACTGGGCAAAATCTTCTGCTTTATATCGTCTATCTCCATTAATGGAGTTAAACATCCCAAATTTCATCATTACTACTTCACCATCCTTTTTATAGCCTGTGGAAGGGTAGGCACTGATTTACCAACCGTCACGTAGATGGATTTTCCATCTTCCTGAAATACTTCATCTGCTTGCATCACACGACTATTCATTAAAATTCCTAAATCATCATCTTTAATCGTGACTAAATCACCCAAGAAGAAATCTTCGTTGTATTTTGTATTTTCTTTGGTCACATCTAATTCGCAATCAAACCCGATGAACTCCGTATATTCTGCAATCTTCTCTTTGCCTTTAGCTACAAGTAAATTGTTGTATTCACCGTCTGGAATCGGTATCTGCTCACCGTCACCATCTCTTGTATCCGAAATCTCTCGTGCATCAATAAATATTTCACGTCTATTTAACCCTGTAATAGATGCCCCGATGCTCGCCATCTTACGAGCTGGACCTTCACCAGCACCGCCTATAAGAGCTGTTGTTTTTAAATCATTATCAGCATCCTCATACGTTCGCTTAAGCAAGTTACTACGATTCTTTGACAAGATAATACGAGGATTCAAACTTTGATTAATCGTTCTGTCTGTCCCTTCGTAAAAATCATATTTGAGTGTTCGTCCATCGAATAAACAGCGCATTCCAATATCATGAGTTGTACATAAATTTTCACACACCTCAAAAACTTGCTTATAGGATATTTGTTGTTGAATGGCTTTGCCGATATTCTTCACTGTAGCAAGTTTCACTTGGGCGATTTTACGAGTTGGGTCAGCAGGGCTAACCATCGTTTCGTTAATTAGTTGTCTCATAATCAATTCAGGAGTTGTGTAAAAATCATATTGCCTCCATAGTATTCTTCTATCGGTCCACCTTGTAAGTGAGTAGCATTTTATAACTAACTGATCCACACCATTACTGTCATCAAATTGGCGATAGTAAATATACATAGCCTCGTCATCATCTTGACGGAAAATAATATTACCCTTTTTCAGTTGTTCAATATTTTTAGGTGTTACATCTACATGTAATTCCGCCTCACTACCAGGACCATACTTTTTCCTCCACAGTAAATACGAGAAGTTGCCAATGTATCCTAGACGTTCAAATTTCTCATTACATACATAGAGCATCGCTACACCCCCACAAATTGAGGTGTGAAGTAAATAGACACCTCTAAATTAGATACAAATTCAGCAGCATCATAGCGAATCAGATTGTCTCCAACATCTACACTTAATTGAATATCGGAGTCATAAGAAAGATAATTGAAGTAATTTATTTGTTGGCCGTTACGTTCAAGGATTGCATATTCATCCCCACGTTTTGTATTAACAGTAACAACATCCCCACCTTTTAAGGTAGCTTCTATTTTTACAATTCTTCCTGTATCCACTACCTCGATGTACGGATTAACCACACTTCCAATAGCTTTAAATTGAATGCGTAAAGGGGATGCAGTATCACTATCATTGAATACATTAACCACGTTATTCGGTTCACGATAGCCCATTTCAATACCGTCTCCTTCCGCATCTATTTCAAGCTCAAATTCAAAGGCTGCCACCCACATAGCAATTTCATATTTTTGTTCTTCTGTGTACCACCAAGGATTGGGGCATAAAAACGAAATCATAAACTCTGGCCATATATGTTTACTGACGACAGGTGATTTTTCTACACGACAATCGATAAAGCGAGTGAAGTCACCGTTTGTGAACTCTAATGTAAACTTGTTTTTTGGATTAAAGAAACGAATTAACTTTTGCCGATTCATTTCTTTATCCTGTCGTCTCAACTGGCCCCCCACAACAATATTCCTTTCGCGAACACTGGAACCTTTAATGTTTGTGCCATCTTCGTTATAGTTTTTAACGTTATAAAATTCATTTTCTAACGAGTCAATACCATCTGCTGATTGCAAGAAAAAAGGACTCGTCACTGATATTTCTAATGACTGTCCCTTGTTATTGTGGAAGATTAATTTTTCATTAAAGCCAAATGATGTTCTCACATTTTCACCTCGTTATCAAATTTGTAATGCAATCTCTTTCCAACCGTTTTTGCTTAATCTAGCTGTTTCGTATGGATCAAGTGGCTTAGTACTATTCACTGTTAGGTTATAGTTATTTTCTGTATTGTGTGTTGTGGAAGACGATGTAGTTGCTCCTGGTCCCGATTTATAAGAACCATCTGTTACAGCTTTCGCTAATCGCTTAGTAGCTCCTGCAACCTTTCCAACCATATCATTGATACCCAATACAAGACCTTCACCAATATTCACACCATAACCACGCATAACACGTGATGGACTATGAATATCTAATGCTGTTGCAAATGCACTTGAAACAATAGCAGCAAGTGATTGTGCAGCATTAATTAGATCTGTTTGTTTAGACAGCATTCCATTAATTAAACCACTGACAGCATAAACACCGATATCAGGCATTTCACCCATTTCCGTTTTTACATTTCCTTTTAATGCAATCATACTGTTACGCCATTCATTTTGGTAAATACGTAACTGTTCAGAAGTTTTAATTTTCAACTCATTGATTTGTTTTTCTGTATTTTGTTTCAACTCTGTAAGCTCTGATTCAGTTTGCGTACGTGCTAGTTCATTCTTTGCCTTCCACAGTCCTGTGTACTCGGCTAATTGTTCCTCTGTCAAAGTATTTAATGCCGCTATCTCTGCACCAGCTTTAGGCCCCATTGCTTGTAATTCAGCGAGTAGCCCTTCGTTAATGCCCTTTGAAGCAAGACTCGCTATATTCTTCTGCCAATCTTCAAAAGCCGTAACTTGCGACTGTAAAGCAGCAATAAGAGTGGCACCGGTAACATCTCGTTTCTGAACCTCATCGAATAAACCAGCAAATGAATAGTAAGCATTTCTACGCTTTTCAAATTCGTCTTCATAAACCTTAGTTAATCGTTCTTCTTCTTTGATATAATCATCATTTAGTTTTTTTACGTTATCAACGTAAGTTTTATCAATGGACTCTTTTTCTTTATTGATACTTTCAGTAACTTTTTTATACATTTTTTGAACTTCAATTTTCTCTGCTGTGCCATCTTTAAACAGCTTTAATGACTGTTCTAAAATGTGTTGTTCAGTAGCCAATGAAAGTTCGTTTGATGAATCTTTGTCAGCAATGTATTGTTTAAGAACCTTCAATCGCTCACCAGACGCTTGTTCTTCTTTTTTGACCATATCAGACCAAGCTTTGTTGTTGACCTTTTTTAATTTTTCTTGCGTGTCTTGTTCAAGCTTTAAAAGTTTTGCATTCGCATTTTCTTTCAACTGTTGAATCTTGATATTGTCATTTGCTGTAGCACCTTTTTTCTTAGCGCTTATTGTGTTGTTTGCTTTTTTAAGATCTACACCTAATTTATTTTCAATTTCAAGTTTCTTTTTAGCTGCATCTTGTTGAATTTTAGTACGCTCTTTTTCAGCTTCATCCGCTATTTTAGTTACTTCAGCTTGGTTGGACTTTGTTGTATCAATTAGTAGTTGGCCAAGTTCTTTCATTGCACTTTCATTACGGGCTTGGGTTGATTCAATACCTACAGCTAGACCTTCGCCAGTCCATCTACCGACTTCCATCATGACACGAGATGGCGATTTAATCCCTAACTTATCTCTAGCCCATTTTGGTAATTTACTAGCTAATTCTTCAACTTTTTGTCTTACACCTTCAAACTTTTCACCAATCCCTTTAATTAAGCCATTTACAATATCTCTACCAATTTGAAGTAAATTGACTTCTTTAATTTTATTTTCTATCAAACTTTTTATTTCTTTCACTTTGGTTTCTAGAAGAGTCTTAGCTTCTTGAATACCATCAATTAGTCGTTTGATGATTTCACGACCTGTAGCTAATAATGCAACTCCTGCTACAGCTAAAGCCCCCAATGCAACATCAACAATAATTTCCCCTAACCTATCAAGTAATTCTGGTTTCTTTTCTGTAATACCATCAGATACCTTATCAATCATGTTCTTTCCCATGTTTTTTATTTCTGGCTTATCTGGTACTCCCTCAAACCATTCTTTAATTGCAGTCCACCATTCTTCAAGTTTGGTAGTGATCATTTCAGGAATTTCACTAAACCATGTTGATATTTTCGTCCACCAGTCTGATAACCATTTACTAATGTTAGTAGGCATATCTTCAAACCATTTTTTAAATGCTGTTCCCCACTCTTCTAGTTTTTTGGTTATTTCTTGGTATGTGTTAGTAAACCAATCAGTAATTGTTGTCCACCATTCACTTAACTTTTCTGCTATGGTTCCCGGTATTTCCTCGAACCATTTTTTAATGGCTGCCCCCCATTCTTCTAATTTGGTGGTAATTTTCCCTGGGATGTCAGTAAACCAATCTGAGATGGTCGTCCACCACTCATCGAATTGTCTTTTGTTTTCTTCGTTTTGTTCATCAGTCCATTTGAGTATTGCTACTCCCCATTCTCCTAGCTTAGCAAATATTTTTTCAGGGACACTAGTAAACCAATCAGAAATGGATGTCCACCATTCATCTAATTTAGTAGCTGTATTTTCAGGTAAGCTTGTAAACCAATTTGAAATGGCTGTACCCCATTCAATTAACTTTGATTCAATCACACTAGGTATCGATGTAAACCAATCAGTAATTGTTGTTTTAAGTTCTTCAAATTTTTCAGTAAACTGTTCTTGGATTTGGCTCATCATATACGACGCACTTGTTTTAACGCCATCGATCATACTTCCAATACCATCAATAAATCCTTGAATAATGTCTTTTCCTATTTGCACTAAATCAACATTTTGGAAATACTCCTTAACATTATCCATAATATTTATTGCGGTTTGTTGAATAGTTTCCCATGCACCTTTCCAATCACCCTGAATTAGTTTCATTACAGTTTGAATAACTCCAAGGATTACATCTAACGCATTACCCACTGTTAATTTCATCGTTTCCCAAGCGATTTTAAAAATACCTGTTACAACAGGCCAAACAGCTTCATATATCCCTTTGATAATCATCATTACTGCTTCAATGTTCGCTTTTATTTGTCCGAAATATAATTGAACTATTGCAGTAATTGTTTTACCGTTTTCTTCCCAAAACGCTTTGAATTGATCCATGATTTCTGTTGCGAATTTTACAGCATCATCAATGTAATTCTTTATCAAATTACTTACTGAAGAAAAAGCATTACTAGTTAGGTTCTTTATTTTTTCCCATGTATCTAAAACGCCTTCTCGGAACCAATCCACTTTTTTATAAGCTATAACTAACCCAGTTCCAATTGCTCCTATAGCTGCAACAGTTAATCCGATTGGTCCAGTTAGCGCGGTAAATACAGGTGCTAAAAATGATAGTTTAGCAGTCAGTAAAGCTACAATTCCGCCCGCCTCACCTATTGCTAATGCAAACGTTCCAACTGTAGAAACAATAGTCCCTATACTGGATATGAGTGTTCCAATCACAACAATTATTGGTCCTATAGCTGCGGCTATTCCAGCGATAATAACAATTAATTTTTGAGTGCCTTCACTAAGTGTTGCAAATTTTTCTATCCATGGTTGTATCACATCAAGTACGCTCATTACCATTGGTATCAAGATGTTACCTAAAGTGATTCCAATATCCACGATTTTATTTTTCAACATTGCCATTTGAGATGCCGTAGTAGCATATCGTTGTGAAGCTTCGTTTGATAATGCTGTATTTTCTTTCCATGCATCTGTGGACGTTGCTACCGCGGATGATAGTAAATCACTAGCTCCGGCCATACGCATCATTACATCTGATTCGTATATACCTTTGATGCCCATATCCTCTAGTACTACTGCAAGGTTTTCACCACGTGAAGAAATAGTGGCAAGACCCTTGATAACAGCATCTAAACCATTGATAGCACTTTCGTCATAAAGCTTCTTAAATTCACTACTAGACATTTGAGCGACTTCTGCCCACGTTCCTAAAGCTGCTCCACCATCCATTACGGCTGTTTGCATCTTTTTAAGCACAGTTGTCATCGCAGTACCACCCATTTCAGCTTGTATACCTAAACTGGACATAGTACCTGCTAACGCCATAATTTGCGCTTCTGACATACCTACTTGTTTACCTTGCGCTGCTAGACGCATTCCCATAGACATGATTTCTGCTTCGGTTGTAGCCATTGTGTTACCTAGTCCAACAATCGAAGAACCTAAACGATCAAAATTGTCTTGGCTCATACCTACGATATTGGCAAAACGAGCAAACTCTGTAGCTGCTTGTTCGCGTGTTAAGTTGGTGGATTCCCCTAAATCAATAATCGTCCGCGAGAAAGATAAAATTTTATCTTCTGCAATTCCTAATTGACCTGCTGATTCAGCCACTGCAGCAATATCTGATGCACTTGCGGGTAGTTCCTTCGCCATATCACGTATGCCTTGTTCAAGTTTTTTGAATCCTTCTTCGCTTGTATTAACAGTTTTACGAACACCTGCAAAAGCTGATTCAAAATCAACGGCCGCTTTAAATGCACCTGCACCTAATGCAGCAATAGGCGCAGTTACCTTCATCGATAAGTCTTTACCTAGTGAAGAAAGATTGCCCCCTATGGCTTGCATTTTGTTACCGACTTCTTGTAATTGTCGACCTGCTTGTGTCCATTGGGAAGATTGAACACGCAATTCTTCTGTTACCTCTCCGAGTTGTCGTTCCAATCGATTGTATTCAGCTTGTGCCTGGTTAACAGCGTTTGCTTGTCGTTCAATTGCAGCTTCTGACGCTGTTCCACTAGCTACTAATTCATCATAACGGCGACGTTGCTCCTGTAGCTTTATACTTGCCGCATCGAATTGACGAGTTAGAATGTTCTGCTTCTGGCCTAAACCTTCTACGGATCTACCATAAGCATCTCCTCTTTCCGATAAAGCCCTTAGTTCACTTCCCATTGCTGTCATTCTTCTATTCACTTGGGCAATTGAGCCGTTAAAATTAGCTGCATTTAGACTAAGACTGACTTCTAAAGAACCGATTTCCGCCATATATTCTCACCGCCTTCTTGGCAAAAAATAAAAATCACAACCACGAAATTTCGTCGGCTGTGACTTCTTCTATTTCTTCATATTCATCTGAAAGCTCAAACCAAAAATGGATGTCCATTTCATCGATTTCATGTAATTTATAGCCCTCTTTCAACAGGCTTCTATAAAACTGTTTAATACTCTGATATGGACTTCTTACTTTCCCTCATTATCTGTGGAGGGCTTAGTTTCTAATCCACCCATATTAAGTACGCTGTTAAATACTCGCATGATTTCATCTTGGAAATTACCAGTTTCTAGTCCGTCCCATAATTCATCCACAGTAAATTGATTGTCAAAGACATTAACTATAAAGCCCATCATTTCATCAAATGTTACTACTGAAATTTCATTACCTTCTTTGCGCATTTCTTCATTCATCTTTAGAGCATTTCGGAAAATACGTGCCTTGATAAAGTCGTTTGTAAAAGTTTTTTCTTCATTGTTAATTCGTAATGTGATTTGCATGTTTCATCCATCCTTTTCGTTAGTTACGTAATTTTATTTAAAAGAAAAGAAGCCCTCGAAAGGACTTCTGTATTAAGGAGTAGGAACGGTTGGTTCAGTAGGTTTTGCAACTGAAGCAAAGAATGTTTCTGCCGTAGCTGTTACCCCTTCATCGCGCGTATCAACTGTATGTTTGATATTCCCGTCAATTAACGGTAAAGCTTCACCACTAAATGGATATACTTTATAGTTTGTTTCGCCTTTTTTACGTGTTGCATTGGATTCTTCACCCGGCTTTAATTTTGCTTTGAAGAACCAAACCAATTTAGATCCTGATTCAAATCCGATAGCAATAGCATTAGGTGAATCATTTGAGTTGGTGATAATACCACCTTCTGCAGACATTTTATGTCCATACCAATCAACTAAAACTTTCGTTGGTAAATCAGCGGTTTCACCTGCAATTGTAATGGAATCCATTTGTGCTTCTTGGTCCACTACGCGATCCCCAGCATCTAAGGATGCCTCTGAAAAGTTAGGTGTTAGTGTTAATGAAATGGGCATCGTTAATGTTTTAACGTCACCCCATGTTTCAGTTTGTTCATTTGTCATTAAAGCATAGTGGATTCTTTTTAAACTAATTTTTTGCGGTTTTTCATTTACCGTTGTCGCTGCCATTTACATGACCTCCTATTGTTTTAATATTCATCAAAAAAGACGAATCGCAACACTTTGTTAAAGTGCGAATCGCCTTCTTGTTTTGGTGCATCGTATTCAAATGTTCGTTCATAACCTGCTGATTCCATTAATCTTTTAATGCCCTCCACAAGTTGATAGTAGTTTGTTTTCGACCAAACGTTTACTTGAATAAGTCGCTTTATTTCAAACTCTACATCCGCTGCTTCAAGGGCTGGATTTGCATTAACTTCTAAGAACGTAATATATTGATTAGGAATTTTCGAGCCTGTTGGAACGCTGTTAAAAATGACTGGCAAATTTAAAGACGTAAGTGTATTCGGAATATGTTCAACAATATCAATCATAATCTCAACGCCTTTCTAATTTCATCAGCCATAGCATTTATTGCTGTTTCCTTACTTCTTTCAAGGCCACGAGTGAAGAATGGATTCGGTGCTGTAGCACCCCATGTTACTAATTGATGATTGCCGTTTTTAAGAGCGTATTTACTACCTGCGGAACGCCCGAACTCAACTAAATGCGAATGATAAGCTCCTCCAGTGTGAACCTTAGCTTCTCCATCTCTTGCACGTTTAGCTTTTATGTTCTTCTTTAATGTTCCGTCATCTACAGGTACTTCCTCAATAACAGCTTCTTTGACAATTTTAGCAGCCTTATTAAGCGCTCTATTTTCGTCTTCCTCTTCTAGTGGCAAATTCATTAAGTTCTGTAGTGTTGCTTCCATCCCATTAAGTTCTAAGCGCACTTACAACACCTCCGTAACAATGATTGTGAGCCATTGGTTACGTTCGTCATCATTCACTAACGATTCAATTTCATAAAACTTGCCTGCTATTTCAACCCGCATTTCTTCATGAATATCGTTTCGATAGCGAATACCCACAATCCGTTTACCTTGCCATTGTGTAGCGTCTGAATTAAAAACTTTGTAACCTTTTTGCGATTTTACTTCTGCCCATAATTTTTTATACGGTGTCCAATCTTGACTCGGCCAACCATTTACGATTTGCCCTGGTGGGTTAAAGAATGTAACACGTTTATTTAATCGAGCAGCATTATTGTTGTACTGATAATTCATTAGGATTCACCCACTTCAACTGCAGAATCATCGACTGTAAACCATAAGGAATGGGCTGTTGTGCCGTTTTAATTGTGGATGGCGTAATTGCTATACGATTCTCATAAAAGTGTGTAGCGAGCGTCATAATGGCTAATCGATGCTGTGCAAATACGTCTTTGCCCTCCACACTCAAATAGTAGTCAACTGGTTGCTTAACCCCTGCATTTTCAAGGTAAGATTGTGCTGATTGAATAAAAGTAGAAAGGGAACGATTTTCATCATCCCCATCAATTCGTAAATATTCTTTTAGTTCATCAAGTAATTGCATTAAGCATCACTCTTTTCATCTGTGGAAGGCTCTTTAGGTGCTTGCTTTGCAGTAGCCTTTTTAGGCTCTTCTACAGCTTTTAAGAATGCTACCCCATATTCTTCATGGATTTCTGTTAAAGACTCAGCACGTGCCTTGACGAGCTTTTCACCATCGGCTGGATAAGGTTTCCCTACTTCATAAACATGGCCATCATGGTATTTTTCTTGAAATCGATTAATTACTTCATACTGCATTTAATTCACCTTCTTTCGTTAAAATAAAAACCCCTATTCCTTTTATTAAGGAGTAGGAGTTACTTTCGCGATACGGAATGCAGACTTTAATTTAATACGGTGGTCAAACCATGCTGTTAAAACGAAAGCATTTACGCCTGTCTTAACATCTTTATCTGTTTCGTAAAGTACATTTAAATCGTAGTTTAAGTGTGCGTATGAGAAGTCACCAACAATTGGTTTTGTTGCAGCGTCCACAAACACGACTGGCTTACCTAAAATTTGCTCTGGTTGTGCAGCGTATAATGTTGCATTACCATTTGCTAATGTTTCAATAATTTCCGAGTAATCAGCAAAAGTCATAACGATTTTTGCATTTTCTCGATAATCTTCATGTAAATCAGCGATAGCAGCTTTAATAGCTTTATAAAGATTTGCACCTTCTACTTCTTTGATTGCATTTTGCGTTGAATAGAAGCTCATGTGCTCTTCACCAGCTTTTGGTGTTGCTGCAAACTGTACTTTCTTTTCTTTTGCAGCTAAACCAGAACGTAATGAATTTTCAACATGTGAAACTAAGTTTGTATGTGTCCCTGCAAGAACAGTTTCAGAAACCCCTGCAAATACTTTGGATTTAAAGCGACCAAATGTCACTGTTGAACCTTCTAGCTTTAATTCCTTAGCTGTCTCAGTATCTGCGATGAAATTGTCGTCATCAATTGTGTACGCCAGTTTAGGGATTTCAAGGTTGACAATGTTAGTAACCGTAATCAACTCACGCATTGGATTTTTAACCATTGGTTCAGTAATGATTTCTTGTGCAACTGTTTTAGGTAAGAATTTTTCACCACCAGTTGCTGGATTTGTGTTATCACCCAATGCAGCATAAATTTCATGTTCAACTGGCTGATTACGCACCGTAGAGCGTACTAAAGAGGCAAACGCCTCTGTGCGTTTTTGTTTCGGATCATCAATCTGTGCTAATGAATTTTGAGCAAACTTCGCCTTTTGTTCTGCCTCTATTTGGTCATGCTGTGCCTTGATTACATCAAAACGTGCTTGCATATCGGCTTTTTGTTCTTGTAAGCCTTTAATTTCCTCACGTGTTGCTTGTGGATCAATAGCTTTCGCTGTTAAATCTGTATCAATTTTCGCTACTTGTTGACCAATAGTAGCCATGTTTTGTTTTAATTCGTATAATGTTGGCATTTATATGCCCTCCTTTAGATTAAATTTAGTGAATGTAAATAAGTAAGATTCGCCTTAGAATCTGCAATAATGTTTTGTCTTTCTTCTTCAGTAAGAGCTTCTTCACTTGGCTTTACCAATGCTTTTGGAAGGTTTTTAAATTGTTTTGTCTGCTCATTTGATAAACAAGCAACAGCCCTATTCGCACCTTCTACAACGTCACACAAACCAATATCGTAAGCTTGTTGAGCTGACAACCACGTTTCTTCATCCATCATTCGTTGTATTTCTTCTTGCGAAGTCTTACCATCGATTTTTGACATATAAGTTTCAATTTGCATGCCATTAATTCGATCTAAATCATCCGCTACTTTGCGTAATTCACTAGCATTACCGAAAGCCCCTGTCATTGCATTATGAATCATCAACATTGCATTCGAGGGCATTCGTACTTCATCACAGCAAGCCACAATATCACTCGCAATAGATGCTGCTAACGCGTCAACATGAGCGATTGTACGTGCCTTATGCCGTTTCAGCATGTTTCCAATGGCGATTCCCTCAAACACTGAACCCCCCGGACTATTTACGTATATATGCAGTTCACTGACGTCACCAACAGCATCTAGTTTTTCTTTGAAAACCACTGATGACATTTCGCCATATTCTTCCCATGCCCATGGAGTAATTTCTCCCAAAATAAAAACATCCGCTGACTTACCATCAACCGATGCTTTAACATCAAAAAATGTTTTCTTTTTACTCATTCTCATTTCCACCTCCTTCCACAGTTGAAGCAGTAGCAGTGGACTTCCGCAATGCAGGATCCATTTCTTGTGGATATAAGTCTCCAGAAATCCAAAGTACATTCGCCTTACCACCCATAGGTGCTAAATCTTCAAGCATCCGTACCTCATCTGGCTTCATTGCGCCACTACGTAACATAGCTTGATAGAAATTTGTACGCGCTGCAGTATCTCCTCGTAAAAGGCCACCAAGGTTGAATTTAAAATACATACCTTGCTTTCGGTCTGCTTTCGTAAGTAACTTTCGATTAAATTCATGTTCGTATTGTCTTACGATAGGCAACAATGTCATGTTTACGAATTGAATCATTAATTGCTCATTGGACGCCATTGTTCCGCCTTCTACATCATTTAAGAAGGACACAGGCACATTAAAAACATTGGCTACCCTTGAGCGCGTTATCCGCTCTGATGCCAATGTATCTGATGCAAAATATTGTTTTTTGATTGGATCAATTTCAACACCTGGTTCTTTAAATAGAATACCCCCATTTTCAGAGTAAAACCTTCTAAAGTCACCAATAATTCGATTCCTTTTTTCTTCATCAACATTTGATGCATAGCTCAATGTAAAAGATTCTTTTTTCTCCATTTCCGAAAGCGAAAACTCTTGGACTGCCTTGTCGTATTTAATGGTATTGGCTAATACTTTTAATGGCGATAACCCCCGTATGCGCGCAGGCCCTCGAATATGCTTAACATGTACCATGTCTGTATTTGCTACAAATATCGTCCCTCGCTCTCCTTGGACTTGGTACCACAACAGACCATCATCTTTGTTTATAAATTCAGTAACACATGATGGGTCCAGGGGAACAATTTCATTTGGTCGCATGCGTATATCACGCAAAATAATCGCGTAACCATTCCCTGTTTCATTTCTACTTACTTCTAAAGCATTTAATAAATCAAAGCTACTCATATTTTGGTTTGGTTCATTTATGAGTACATCTGAAATATCGTTTTGTATCACATCATAATTTTGATGTAATTTAATAGGTAATGCCGAAATGGTATTAGCAAGGCGACTAATAACACTAAATATGGTTTCATTTGTTGCTAATTGGCTGTTATCGATACCCCAAAAGGTTCGTCCAAACCAATTGGAGAAATCCCATGTGGAACCCTTCCAACCTGTAGTAGCCCCCGCATATGCCATATAGGCAGAAGTTTTAATTCGTTGCCATAGTTTCAATTTTTTCACCTCCCCCTTATAAATCATGAATTGAAATAAAGCTGATATTGCCTTCTCCACTTTCGAATGTTGCGTATCTAGCTTGAACAAAAGCAGTTATAATGGCTGCTACCGGGTCAATTCTTTCTCTAGATTTTGATTTTGAAAGTTTAATACTTTCATTGGCTGCCATTTCAGCAATTGCATTACCGACTGCCCATGATAATACCTTATCGCCTACATGGGTAATTTTCTTTTGATGATCATTATTTTGATAAACATAATCTCGAAATTCTTTTGTTGGCTCTGATAATGTAGGGAAACCTTGACGAACTTCAACAATTGTTAGCCCATAGTTAGCCATGTTTTGAGCAAACTGCGTGGCACCGTATGGATCGTAGCAAAATAGAATTACATTCAATTCATTGTTATTGATAAAATCCATTATCCATTGCTCTACGAAACTATAATCTACTACTGCACCTGGTGTAACATCCATCCAACATTCTTCTATCCACACATCGTATGGCACTTTATCTTTCGCTCTACGCTCTGTAAGTGCTTCTTCAGGCATAAATGAATGTTGTCCAACATGAAAGCCATAGTCAGTAGGGAAAACATATCCTACTGAAGTTAAGTCAATCTTCTTCGATAAGTCGACCCCTATATAAACATCACGGCCATTCATCTCAAAAGATTCTATTTCCCCAGCTTTCCACTTATTCGCGGGTATGTAGCCCCCTTCTTTCATATCCACCCATACATTCATTGTTTTTGTTAAAAAGGATCGCATCTTTTCCGGAACATCCAAAGCTGTTTTTAAATCAGAACGAATAGAAGCAAGTCCTTCTTCATATGTAGCTACAATAGGATTTGCCTTTATCCAATTACTCTCGTCCTTTATGTCATCCCCTGGATCTAATTCGCAAATGATGCCAAAGTAATCATCATTCTCTGTATCATCATAAGGATTTAAAATTCGAGATACATACTCGTACTCAACAAAGCACGGCCGACTTAAATCAAATCCCGCTGTGGTAATAACAAACATTAGTGGCTCTTTACGAGCAACCATCCCTGATAACAATACATCGTAAATTTCAGACGTTAGATGATTATGATATTCGTCCACAATGCCTACTGACGGGTTTTTACCATCACCTGTTTTACGAGTCTCACGGGATAACGGAACAATGACAGAACCGTTGTTAAAGACTTCAATTTTCCCGTATGCTTCTTTCCATCTTCCGTCCAAAAGTTCACTTGAATTAATTCCGTCACGAACTGCAATATATACCTCATCCGATTGGTCTTTTTGCCATCCAGCAATATACATACGTTGTTTTTCATTGCCTAGGAATGCAATGTATGAACCGACAATTGCTAAGAACTGTGATTTCGCATTTTTACGTGCGAGTTGTATATAAACCTTACGGAAACGACGAGCACCATTTCTCTTCTTTTTAAAACAAAAGATATTTACAGATATGAAGAGTTGGAAATCATTTAACTCAACCTTTTGACCAGCCAATACACCTTCAACATGTTCAAACTCATTTGCCCACCAATAGAAATCCTCGGCCACTTCTTCATCAAAATAAAAGGGACTGTCATCACTTTGACAATCCTCATAGTCTTTTAAGAAGCGTTGAATGGCCCATTTATGTTTAATACTAGCTTTAATTTTTCCACTCAGAATATCATCACAATAATTAAATACTCGTTCTAAAACCCAATTCATAACCTATCACCAAACCGCTTCTGCGCCTCGCTTTTGCCTTCCACAGTTGAAGGGGAAGGGATAACCAATTTCAAGCGAGATGTAATAGTAAGACCAAGATCAGCAGCTGCAGAACGACATTCGTTAAACAATGTATTTTTGGTACGCTGTAGTTTTGGGTAATCCTCATTTGCAATCACTATTTTCTTACCGTTTTCCTGCTCGATTGTTTCAGTTGGTTTTATTTTTCGTATATCTTTCACCAGCTGTAAATACTGATGTTTTGAGTCCAAGTATCTTGCTAATGAATCAATATCAAGCTCACTGAATATTTCAAGGGCAACCAGCTTTTCAGCAATATCAGCAAACTCTTTCTTTTGCGCTGCTGTTAAATACGACGGAATTTCAATGTTTTCTGTAGGCCCACGCATCTTTTCTTCATGATTTTGACGCTTTTTTATCTCATCCTTTGTTAAATGTTTTGAACGCCCATTTCCTAGAATCACTTGCAACGGCTGCTTATTTCGACCTGCCATACTATCACCTCACTTTCATATTTCGTTAGATTTCCGAAAAAATATTTTAAAAACGGGTTTTTCTGCACGCTTTTTTGGCATCCGGTGTAAGTTGTTTGTGATTTTCACACAATTCAAGAGGGGGGCTATCCCTCTTTTCTCTCCGAACCTGTCTTCTTGTTGTGGCATGACTGACAAAGTAGTTGTAAGTTATCTTCATCTAATCTTTTATTCCAGTTTTGTTTGATTGGAATGATGTGGTCGACAATAGTTCCGACTGTTATTCGTTTTTGATTTAGACATTCAATACACAATCCGTTATCACGAATCCGAATTAAATCCCGCGCTCGTTTCCACGCAGATGAATGGTAGAATTGTTTGCTTTGATCGCTTCGGTGATACTTATCGTAATAACGATTGTTTTCTGCTTTGGCTGTCTTATGTTGGTCACAGTAGCCATCTCGAGTTAGCTGTCCACAAGCAGGCTTGTTACATGGTCGTAAAGGTTTACTGTTCATGTGTTGTCATCTCTTGCTTGATGATGTCCATGCGGTTCTTGATGTCTGCCTTTAGCTTGGACTCCTCATGCTTCAACTGCTCTAGCTTGTCGCCATCAGCCCACTTCATCTTGCGGTGTAGCTCTCGCATCTTTGATTGAAGCTTGCGTATTGATTCGTCAGTATAAAAACAGACATACTCACGTCCACAGTTAGGACAGGTGAAGTATGTCTTCTCAATTGAGTTATGAAGTTTGTCTACTTTGAAGTGTTGCACATAGAACTTGTGACCGCATGACTTGTTGCACTTAGCAAAGATTGGTTCCATCGTTCAGCCCTCCCGTATTTTGTTTGTTGATACAGTGCGAATACATTCTGAATCTTTATCGAAATACTTCACTGTAAAATTATGTTGTCCTGATGATTTGCAATCTTTAGTTTCATAATTGTATTGAAGGTCAATGATGGCATCAATATCTTTACCATTCAATTTAATCTTCGGTGGTTTGTTGGCTGAACTCATCTCAATGGTAATTTCGTTTGCCATTAAGTTCGTAAACAATGTCTTAAATTCTTTATATCTACGTTCTAGCGCTTGAATCGTTTCTCGATTAAGTTGATACTCTTCTTGCAACAATTTAATTTCCAAATCATATCCACCGAAATAATGAAATGCCCCTTCTTCGAGTTTTACTTGGCACTCCTCGATTCGTGTTTTTATTAACTCATTTCGTGCTTTTAATTTTTCGACTGTAAAGTCTTCTGGTTTGATGTAAAACATACAATCATCCCTCCACAATTAAATGCTTTTCATACATTCTTTTAGCTTTTAATAATCGTTCTCTTTTCTTGCTATGCTTGGTATATTTAAGAGCTGTACAGATATCGTCATACCGTTTCTTAATGATTGGTGAACTGAATGTAATATTTATCTGAGAATATAATTCTCGTTTCTCAAATTGTTTAATGTATCCACAGTTCAGTGTTTCTTTTCTTTTAAATACTTGGGCTATTTCGGTAATTCCTTTAACGAACCTTCCTACAATTGCTTTACCACATGATTCAAACAACTCTTTATTGTTCATTTCCTCACCCTCCACAATTCATAGTTATAGCTTTGGTACATCATGTACCAGACCTTCACAAAGCATAATAAAAAGCCACACCATATTAGATGTGACTTCTTATATATATTTCTAATAATCAAGTAAACCTAAATCATAAGCTTCTGCCCATGCTTCGTTATGTTCTCTTTCTTCTTCTTTAGTAAATTCAAATCTAGCCTCAGCGATATAAATATTATAAGATTTTATATGTCTATTAAAGAAAATATCCACTGCATTATAACAAAACTTTAATTCTGTAATTAGTTTAGTAAGTTCTTCTTCATTTAGTTTCAAATTAGAATGCATTAGTTTATTTCTAGTAGTATTTAGATTTAAAATAGCATGATTCATATTGACATCTATTTCTATATCGCATAAATACTCTAGACGTCTTAACGCTTCTTTTAATGAAACGGTCTGTAGATTCGGATTTGCTTCAAAGATATCTTTTTTATTTTCTTTTTTCATTTTTACTTTTGCATTTTGATACTTGTCAATATCGCTAAACATTAAAAACGAATTTTTCTCTTCCAACATCACTTTCAATAAAATTTCAATACCATGATTCAAGAAAATTACAGCGTCTTTTAATGTGTGGTCAACCCCTTTAACAAGTTCATCTATTTTTTCAATACATTCATGCGCTTTTTTTATTGAGTCTGTACCATTTTCGACTAAAGAAAATCCTATAATTTCTAGTTCTCTTGCTTTTCCAAAAGGTATTCCCATATTTTATTCCCCTTCCTAATTATCTAAATGATAATGTAAATGGAATGGATTGTCATTATAAAAAGAGACTACCAAATTTAGCAGTCTCTCATTCTCTAGTGTTGACGACTCCGCAATCGTCTTATTAAGTTAAATGCTTGTTATTAGCAACACACGTACAAGCGAACGTGTTTATTATTGTAGATAATATTTTTTAACGCATTTCCGTGCGCTTTTTGATACTCCTATAATATCTCGATTAATCAATAGGTTCTATAATTTAATTACAACTTAACATTACATTAAGTTAGGTTTGGGATAGTATAATCATTCTATTCAGTAACTTAACATTCTGTACATGCAATGTATCCAGGATACTTATGTGTTCGATTTTGGATTACCCAATCAAATGTAACTTGATAACAGTCTCCAAAATCAGTTTGCCCTACATAGTCCACGCCAGCCATATTGGCTTCGTCATCTGTAATGTCAGTTGCTTCCCAATACATCGTATCTGTCAGTGGAACTTCTCCCCAATCATTAAAAGCTTCTTTTAAATCATCCATAGGAACTCCAGATTGTTCATGATAAAAAGCTAGGGCTTCGTCCTTTGAATAGTGAGCTATCCATTGATAATCGTCCATGCGGAACACTTTCATATTCATTATTTTAAAAGCATCGTTCAGTGCATTTTGCTTTTCCTCAACTGTAAACTCATTAATGTTAGCCATTTCCATTCTCCTTTTCTATTAATTATTTTCTTTCAATCATCCATTTACACTCTCAGCATATTTATACTTAACCATCTTCATAATCTGTGCATGCTTGTTGTAAATATAATTCGGACTTTTATCTAACTCATCAGCAATGGAAATGAGCGTTTTGCCTTCCACATGATGCTTGTACAGTATCTGATTATCCAACCCTCTGAATGAGCTAATCAGATTTTTCATTTCTTCTAAATCATTCATTTTATGCGCTAATTCTTGTTCAGCGGCTTCAATAATTTCCTCTAATTGAGCACCATGGCTTTCCGAAGTTAATTTTACTTTTGTTAAATCACCATGTACCCAGCGCTTCAATTCCTTCTTATTACGTTCTAAATTAAATTCGATGCCTGCAATTTCATCCTCTAATTTTTGATAGTTTTTTAACCACTCGTAATGCATGTGCAGCACCTACCTTGTTTGTTTATTTCATTAATCAAGCTTTACTAATCGTCTTCCTTTTCTATCACTAGTACGCTTTTTATAAGTTGGTGACATGTAAAAAAAAATTGTCCTTTCACCAACTTTAAATTGTTCTGCTAACTCCTTAATAGTTCCAACTGATAGTAGTTCATCACCTTTGTACAATGCGTATTCAGTTGCCATGGAATCACCACTTTCCTCTATAAATTTATTTCATAAACACTACCCAATGTGTCTTACTGCGTTTATCCCCGAATAACGGTTTGTGGCCAAAGCAGTCCAAAACCTCTCGTAAAGAAATTTGGTCTTCGTTCCATTTGAATATCAATGTGCCATTTGGTTTTAGTACACGCATACATTCATCAAAACCTTGCATCAAATCCATTCTCCAAGAAGCTTCATTCAATTTGCCGTATTTTTTAACTAGCCACGAATTATCTCCAGCACGTACTAAGTGCGGCGGATCAAATACCACCATGTGAAAACTGTCATCTTCAAACGGCATGTTACGGAAATCAGCGACAATATCTGGTTTCACAACTAATCGGCGACCATCACACAATGTAGCTTCTTCTTCACGAATATCCATGTATAACGCATCCTCATTTTGCTTATCGAACCAAAACATCCTGCTGCCGCAACAGGCATCTAAGACTCGTTGCATTCCACTCACCCTTTCTACTGCACCGTATCCACGCGCTTTTTACTATCCTCAACATTGAATTTATCTGGATAACGCATTTTCAATTTATCAATGTTCATTTCGCAAATTTGTTCTAGTGATGAATCGTAAAATCCAGCTAATGCAATCAAATTTTTAATTAACATTTTTAATGCTAAAACAACCTTACTTGAATTTAATTCATGTCTATGGAACACGAATTTTTTCACTTGTTCTGAAATCTCACCGGATAGGATGATGATTTTGTCTATTATGCTTTCTCTTGTGCCTTCCACAGTATAATTAGCAAGTGGTTCGTATATTTCTCCTAGGAAGGTTAAAAGTCCAAATGCGTAATGCGATACATCACCAATTTCCTTTAGAATTGCTTCACGATCATTAGCAGCACTCAATACCTCGACACACTCACCAATCAAGCCTAAAGCATAATTAGTTATGCCATGTTCTTTATGAATATGGTTTTTCGGTACACCTTGAAATGGCATTGTTCGTTTTGATAACTCTTGAAATTTATTTAGATTCATTGTTTAACACTCTCCAATTTTTTATTTCTGAAATTTACTAGAAAATCAACCTTATGCGTCATTTCTAATAACTCGGATTTGAATAGCTGAACGATTAAATCATTTTCTTTGATGCCAGAATCAATCAATTTTTTTATTATGCAATTGTAATAAACCATCATATCCATAGCTTCTTCAATAGCATGGTCAATCCATTCAACTAATGAGTAATCATTAATATCTACTGTTTTTCTGTACTTAGCTAAACCTTTTGCAGTTTGATTTATAAGTACTTCTTTCGCTCTCTCCGATTGCAATAATTCACCAAGTTCTCGTAACACTGGATTAGCTAAAATTTCATCTTCAATTGACATTTATACGGCTCCTCTCTTTAGTCTAGTTGGTGGGTTTTTAATATTATTTTTCGTTTTCCAATTAGATAAAGTAGGTGGAGAAACCCCTATTTTCTTGGCAATATCCTTGTCTAGCATATTTTTAGATTTATAGTACAAATATTCTTTGACAGTCAGGTTTGCTTTGTTTTCAAAAGTTAATTGTTCATCATCTGATTGAAATAAATAATACTCTTCAAGAACTTTGTTATTTCGTTTACCTAACAACCGATTAAGTTTCTTCCCATGCTGTTCAACCTTCTTGCAATGAACACACGTTGTCTTTTTCGAGTTATTGTTATTACATTTGCAAAGCACCAATAATTTATCAATTTCTCGCAATACTTCTTTACGTTTATTGAGTAAATCTGCATCCATGTATATTACACACCCCTCTCTCAATCCAGCCCTCGTTTAAATACTGCTGAATCTCTTCGAAATCGTAAGTTATGATTATGCTTACTTCTTAAATCCTCCTGCAATCTGACTAGGCTTCAACATAATTACACGTTTCGGATACCCGAATTTTTCTTTTACTTCATCCTTAGTCATATCGTGTTCAGATCTACAATGAACTTTTGTAATTACTTGACCAATGTGATTACAGCCTTCTACTGGACATCTCAAAAGCTCGTTGCCCTTTGAACTCCAAGTTGAATTTACAGTCATTTTCCCACCTCATTTGCTGTTTTTGGGTATAAAAAAGAGAGCCCCAATAATTAGAGCCCTCTATTCAATTGTTTATTCTGTCAATTGCTGGTTGACTTCATCTATGTTCATTTGGTTATCAGGGATAGAATTGTCTTCCTCATCTTCCTTAGATTCGTAAAATTCATCGATGGACATTTGAGATGGTTGGATTTCTAATTTAACGTTGTTCCCAGCGTATTTATAAAGCTCATAAACCTTTTTGGAATCACGTTTTACATTAAATTTAAGTACCGTTTTCTTATCATCACGTTGAATCGATACAAACTCTGCTCCTACGCCATCTTGATCTTGAACTTTTAAAATAGCAATCGTACCTGGTAGTTTAAGAAGTTCGTCAGCATGCGGTAGTTCATCACTTAGAACATGGAACATTAAGACCTCTTTTTTGTCATCCTTTTGCATCTTTTTGAATAAAACGTTTAGTTGAATGTTTGTCATTTGAATTTCTCCTTTATTAGCCCAATTTTTGTTTTTTGCGTTCTGCTCTTGCTTTTTTTAAAGCATCTAATTCAATCCAGCCACCATCAATTTTTGAGAAAGTTAATAACTTTAATTTAAATGGATAACGGTACTCAAATAGCTTTTTCTTAAGCTTGAAATCAGCTGTTTCAAATCCTTTAATATCAATGACTTCAATTCGATTGTCAGGATAATGCACTTCGAAATCTGCCTTGTATTTGATAGGCAACACTTTTTTTCCGTCCTTTGTGTAACCCTCAAATACGATGTACTCCTTCTGCATTAAGAACTCGCTAATAATACCCTGTTGCTCTAATTGCTTTAAATAGCCGTAATAACTTGCTTCAATCTTGCTATCAAATGTAATACCGTCTACCGTGACTTTCTTGTTGTTATATTTGCTTCTAGTTTTAGTTATCATTTAGCACCTCGACTATTTTGCTTTTAGGAAAATCTCATAATCATCTATTTCAGATTTCCCTTCATACACATGGTTAGCTAGATATGTGTCTCTATATCCAAGAAATGTGCTCGCTCTACTCATACTCCTAAAATAAATAGGTTCATGAGTTTCTTTGTGGACTAAAATCACCTTTTTTGCAGTTTTAATTAGTCCTGTATCAAAAGCATGATTATTATTTTCTTTGTGATTGCACCATTCAAGGTTAGTAACGTCATTATTTAACCTATTACCATCGATATGATTGATATAGTCCTTACCCTCAACTTCAGGAATGAATGTTTTTGCAATCAAACGATGTACCAGCCATGTTTTTTCTTTTTTATCTTTATAAAGAGATACTCGACAACTTTTGTCTTTACCTACTTTTTGTTTTAGTACTCTACCTTTCCAAACCCTACGCCCGTGTTTAACGGAATGCGTGACCTTTTCATCTTTCGAACGAATTTGTCCTGTATTACTAGCTTCATAGATACCTTCGTAGCCTGGTATGTCTCGCCATTCCATTTCTTCTCACATCCTTTCTTTTCTTTTAATCAAAAGGGAGGTCATCCTCCGAAACTCCAACCGGCCCTCTACTATTTGCAAATGGATCTTCATCTACCCTTGTATAATTCAGCTGTGTGTTTTGAGGCTGTTTATAGCCCTCTGAAACGTTTTGAGGACTTCCCCCTCTATTTGTATCAGAACTTACGTTCGAGCCGTTCTGCGCGCCATCTGAGCCTTTATTTGACTCTAAGAATTGAATACTATCGGCAACAACGTCAGTAGTGTATACTCGCTTACCATCTTGCCCTTCATAGCTTCCTGTTTGAATCCGACCTTCAACACCAATTAAATTCCCTTTTCGTTGAAAGTTTGCTAGATTCTCGGCTTGCTTTCTCCAAGCTACACATGAGATAAAGTCTGCCTGTTGTTCACCTTCATTTTTAAATGGTCGATTGACAGCCACTCGGAACTTACATGAGGCAATTCCGTTCGGTGTATACCGTAACTCTGGATCAGCTACTAGCCTGCCGACCAATACAACTCGGTTAATCATGTTCTATCATCCTTTCGTAAATATCATTGCCGTTGCTGGGAAGATTAACGTTTCTTCTCTCATCTGACGTAATGATTTGTTTTTCTGTTGTTCGGGAAACCAAAAGCTCATATCCATCTTGTTTGAAATATCAAATATCTTTGTTGGGATTCTCCCAAGCTCTGTATAGACATGTCCTTTTGCTGATGCTTCGCTTTGAGCAAAGATAATCATGTGTTGCTTGTTACCAAGTGGAACCGTGTAAACTTTGATAGTTTGCAAATTCAGTTCATTGCGGTTACGCATTTGCTTCACTTCTTCATGATTTACTAGATTCCAATTGATATTGTTGGTCCTATCAGCTCCATTTACGACATTGTTCTTTATGAGCCAGTAAACCGAGTATGCAAGTAGTTCATCATCACACTTAATCGCTTCTAGTAGTAATTCATTGAACGTCACTTACTACACCTGTCCATCTGTTGAATTTCGCGTTTACTGTGCCCACTTCACCTTCACGATTTTTCGCTATGATGATTTCCAATGAATCGTCATCATCATTTTTGCTGTAATACGCATCACGATACAGAAATATAACAACGTCGGCATCTTCTTCGATACTTCCAGACTCACGTAAATCTGATAGCATCGGACGTTTATCAGGGCGTTTTTCAACATTTCTCGATAATTGAGCCAAGGAGATAACTGGACAATTAAATTCTTTTGCAATGGCCTTCAATGCCTTTGAAATTTCGGAAATAGATAAATGCATGCTTTTTGAATCATCGGACGGCTTAATAAGCGTTAAGTAATCGATGAATATAATGAGCTGCTTATCAGGATATTGATTGCGTACTTTCCTAACCTTCATCCGAATTTCTGAAATTGTTTGTCCACTCTTATCAAAAATTTCAACATTTGTTTTAGAAACTTGGGCTATAACCTTCATCCACGTTTCCTTTTGGCCATCAGTTAAGCGCTCGTATAAATTTTTCATCTTGTTACGGTTGTAACTGCCAGTCGATGCAATCATTCGATCTCGCAATTTTGCTGCAGGCATTTCTAAACTGAAAACTATCGGTATTGCTCCTTGCCATCCGGCTTGCTTTGCGAAATGTAACATTACGTCTGTTTTACCCATTGATGGCCTTGCAGCTAAGATAATTAAGTCTGCATTTTGAAAACCGTTTGTAGCAGTCTGTAAAACTTCTAAGCCTGTATTTATCCCCTTCGTTCCCTGCATAGGCTTCCAAGGATCTTCTGCAACTTGCATAATCAAGTCATTAATGCTGTTGTGATCGTCTGTGTTGTTTGATACCAAACTGTTTAATTCATTTGTAATTTTTTCGAGATTCCAATTTTCATGCTTTGCCACTTCTAAAATGTTTAACTTTTCACGTTCCCGCCATTTATCTAGTAAGATTTCAACGTAACTATCAAACTTTTCTTCGTTTGCGAGATTTTGAATTTTATTAAGCTTACCGGCACCACCAAATTCTTCGGGCCTACCTTGTGTCAACATGGTTATTAAGTCAACAACCTGACCCTTTGCATTCAGTTCTTTCATGGCCTGTAATACATTACGATTCTCAACATACTGGAAATAGCTTGGCTTTAAGTCTGTATCAGCCAGTAAGTGAGGAAACTTTAGCAATGTACCTAACACGGCTTCTTCTGTAAGCATTAACCTTCACCTCTTGTCATATCGGAGTTGATTGGCTTGTACATTGTTGTCTGTACAGGGCTTTGATTTTGTAATGTTGTCGATTGAACAATATTGTTTTGCTCATTTAGGTATCCTTCGAATTTAGTCCCGAATAATGTCTCTGGACGTAAATATACTGACATCTTAGGATCCATTAACCATTGAGCTGTTTTTGTATCGATAACTGTTTTGAAATCATCTAGGGTGAATTTCTCTTTAAACCTAGCTTTGATTAAGGTTTGTGTTTTCTGTGATGTGTGTTTGTATTTCTTATTAGCTTTTTTATTTAGATAATCGATAATTTCTTTGTAAGGAATAGAGTCGGGTTTGTTACCCGACAATATATATTCTTTATCTATATCTTTATCTATATCTGTTGCGTGACATTGCGTGACTGTCACGTGACTTTCTTCTGCCATTTCAAGAAGCTCCTGACTCCTTGTTTTTTCGCGCTGTCTCTGCTTTCGCAAGCGATTTTGTTCACGAATCTTTTGCATTCCATCGATGTTTTGATGCTTCTCCCAGTTGCTAATTAGAACCACTTCTTGCTCGTTTACTTCTAACATTTTGTACCGTTGCAGAACTTCGATTGCATACCTTACTTTTTCTAATGGTCTGTTAAAAATGATTGCCATTTCCTCAATGTTCATCGGGATATTTTCACTTAGCATGATATAGCCGTTATAGTTCGCCTTACCTGCATAAGTGAGTAGCTTTATCCAAATGATTAGAATCATGTCACCTTCGGGCAACCGTTCAATTAGCTTGATTTTCTCGTTATCAAACATATCCGTTTTTATTTTTATCCAAGTGATGTCTGCCATTTTTGTATCACCTACTCCAATGTCGCAAGGTACTCGATTATTCTGCTAGCTTCATGGGAAGTTAATTCTTTTGTAGATTTATCAATTTTTAAATGTGCTGCAGCACTTTGATAAACTTGCTTTTGATCTACACCGTCTTTTTTTGATATATTACTTGTCTTAGCACCTATCGCCTTGAATTGTGCTGCTGAAATCATTTTAGGTAAATCCGCTTTTGGTTGTGATTGTTGTTTTTGTTGAGAAGCACCGAATGTTGCGCTGTTTCCATCATCATCTTCATCTGATGTAATCCCGAACACAGCTGATAAACTGTATCTCTTTAAATACGTGATAACACTTCCTGTTGCCTGTGGATCATTTTTAGCTGGCTGTGCGAAAATCGGTTCTGTCTCGATGTACTCGCCACTTGAATGTATTAAAATTGTTACAATTCCAACTTTGTTTTCTTGATTTATTGGATACTGCATAAACGACAATCCATGTTTTGGTGCTATATCTGTTATGGCTTCCACTACGTTTTCAAGAGGTACATATTTTGACTTAAAAAACGGATTCGCCTTATCTTTTAGTGGTTGCTTGACTTCTAAATGAAATGCAGCTAATGCCTTAGCTAACTCAGCAATAGATTCTGATTTTTGCATATGCGCACCCCCAGTTATTTAATTTGCAACGATTGATTTTCAACAAGTTGAGCACCTTCAATTTGCTTACCTGCTTTTAATGCTTTTGCTAGTTCAGCACGGCTGATAGTTTTCTCCACCTTGATAAACTGTGGAGGGATAGCAGCATCATTTTCGATTTGTACAGATGTTGATTTACGGAAACTGAATGTGAATTTCTCTGTTTTCAATCGCTTCACACCTTTTGCATCTGGCTCAACTGTTTCTAAAGTTTCAGCCATACGTTCTTTCATCCGAGCGATTGCATTTTCGTTATACTTTCTACGTTTAGCAAAACGTTCTTCTTCTGCTTTAATACCAGCATTTTCATTTTCTAAATTCTTAATGACCATTGCATAACCTTCCAATTTGGCTTCACGTTCAAGTGAAATAGTGTCCATGTAGCCTTTTAATTCTTCTTCATCTGCACCATCCAGTATTAATTGCTGAAGGTTATACATCATCTCATTTAGTTCTTTGAGAGTGTATATACTCATGATTCCACCTCATAAATAGCGTTAGTGTCGTTGATGATTTGAATTGGACAGTCTACAACATATTTGGAATCAATAGCTGATTTCATAGACGACTCTGTGTAATGTCCTCGTGTGGCAATTTCTCTAACATCACCTTCACATCCCACAAACATCATTCCTATTACTGGTTTATCAGGTTGCACCGCCTGTTCAAACTCACTTACATCAAGACCAAGCGCTCGTCCTAGTGCAATGGCTTTGCCAATGTGTTCGTTAAATACGTCATTTGGTGAACATTTTGCACGACCAACATTAGATGGTTCAGCAATTCTTTTTTCGTTAGATACCAACCAATACACAACAGCTGTTACTTTCCCTTCTTTTACAAAGAAATCTACTTCATAATAATTATCACGATATGTGCTATTACCTTTTTCCGCAGTGCGATTACTAGTTCTTCCATTAGCCAAATTTTCCTCAACAAACTTCTTCGCCTTCTCGATAATCTGAGCACGTTGTTGATTTGGTGTTAATGACATCATTTCAGCAAGTTCTTCATACGTAGTAGGTTGCCACTGACCATCTACTAGTTTTGCCATTTGTGGTTTGTCCTCCACAGTATTAGTTGTGGAAGGCTCAATTGATTTCTTAGCACGTAATTCATGGACTATTAGCTTTAATTCAGCTACTTCGTTTTCTAAAACCTCTACACGTTGCTCAATAAACTTTGTCATTTCGCATCCTCCTGTGGTAAAATACCAGTGATTTGATTTTGATTTATTTTTTGTATCTGCTTGTCATTGGTTGCACCCTTTGACAAGTTTTTTTGTGCCTCCATTTGGGCTTGTTGTGCATCCTCAATGTCTTGCCAGTATTCTGATTCACGGTCGTATACATCAGCGTGTGTGTAGCCTATACGCATGAAATCACCTACTTGGATTGCTCGATTTCAGCAATTAACTTTTTAGCACCCTCTGGACTTAAAACTAATTTTCCACCTAGTAAACTGAAATTGTTGTCTGATACTTCACCCGTTACAGCGCATGTCATATTAGCCATGTGTTTTTTTATAATGATTTGATCGCCTTCTACAAAGATTTCTAACGGATTGCCATCTTCAATTCCTAAAGTCCTACGGATTTCTTTTGGAATAACTACACGACCTAAATCATCAATTCTACGAACAAGACCTATTGCTTTCATTTGATTTCTCCTCCTTGTAATGCTTGACGAGCAATTTCACCATTGTCTTCCGTAACGTCAGACGCATAATCCCCCACTGGAATACAATATGGTTCGTAATGTTTTGTGTCAGCGTAATATTCAAGTGCTTTACGTAAACGTTTGTTTTCTTCTTTCAAATGATAAATGTCAGCTTCTAGGTTATCCTCTTGGCAATTCGGACAAATATATAACCCTGGCATATCTGATTGTTCATGAATCGTACCGAATTCAAATGCACAATCTGGACATTCAATGACTTCCGCAGTTTTGATGCCATATCCTTTGTGAAAACTCTTTTCTCCATTACTTTCACCTCCCTCAATTATCAGCTGCACGTTTAAGCGCCAATGTTTTAAGTAACGTTGTGTATAAGGCATCTTCTAGCGGTTGTCCATCAATCCTGTGGATGCCATTCTTTTTCAACTGTTCAATGACTGCATTACGCTGTAATTGCTTAAGCATAGTTGTCACGTTTTACAACCTCCAACGCTGATTCAACACCGTCAATGTAATCTCTATGTTCCTTGTATTCTTTTACTAGATTAGGAAGTGCACTGTCTCCGAAAGGTAATCCATCATGGACCAATACTTCTTGGATAATTTGTTCTCCTAAGTCCTTTAGATGATCTCGAGAATCTACAAGTAACTGATTTAGGTCCTCCACAATCTCCTTATTAGCATCAGGAAATTCGAGTGCTTCTTTGAGATTAATTACACTCGCACCTTCTGGAACATACGGTGCATACTTGCTGTCGTAATGTGTTGTTACTTTACCTTCTGCATCTAAAACTTGTACACTTGTGAATTTGTCCTCATTGATATTTAGACCAATCACTGATAACTTCGTACCTTTAACATTTAATATTGCTTTCATTCTAGTAACCTCCAATAGATTGATAGTTTTATTTTTGACGTGCTGATATTGCTTTGTTAATTGCTTGGCTGACTAATGCAACTGGAACCGGTTTAATGGTTATTGGTTTCATCTCTTTTAAAGCTTTTTTATATTCATCTATTAATTCAGGGAAGTTCAATATCGCTTTGTCACCATGTAGTTCATACGCTTTTTGGTCATATGATTTGGCTGCTTCCTCTTTCGTGTGATAAGTCCCTAAATGGATACGTTTTTTATTGTGAACAATTGAAGCTTGAAACTTTTTGCTTTTAGCTACACAAGCCACTCCTATAAAACCTGTAACACCTTTATGGCGCCTCAATTGATTCTGTTTCTCGACTTTTATCTCTTCAACATTATTATTCTCACCAATTATGTTGATGTAAGCCTTGTCTCCTTTAACTTCTTTAACTTTATCGTTGTAAGCTTTGGCTGCATTATCTTCAGTTTGAAATAAGCCCACTTCGTAATTTTTCCCATTGTGTGTAAACCTTGAGCGCCAACTGTTAGTTCCTCTATTCCAATAAACTCCTTTATATTTAGAAGTTCCACCTCGTCCACGCCCCCGTGAAGCTATTTCAATTAAAGAACCCAAAGTCAAATTTTCTTTAGTGAAATCTAACTGCCTGTTCATATTTTTTTGAAACACAACTTTCTTTTCATCGGTATTTTGAAAAATAAAAGCTCCTAAAGTCTTAGGTATTGCAGAATTGCTAGACACCACTAATTTACTTTCCCTATTAGTCCTCACAGACCAAATATGTTCAGTGCAACGTTCATAATCCTCGTCATCCACAAGAGCAACCATTCCATTTTGCAATGGGATTTCTTTTACCACTTGATATCAACCTTTCGCTTTTTTATTAAGTGCTACTTGCTTTTCCTCATCCGACATCGCTAACCATTGTTTGTTGGTTGTGTTCATTCTGCGCCTCCTTCTGTTTGGCCTCTTGTTCCTTTATTTCTTTAAGGATACGAGGCGCTGACGTTTTCATGAAGAATGCATGCATACGTTTTTGAGTTTCAATTGATGGCATAGTTTTCACCGATTATCACTCCAAACCATTTGGCTATTACAACTGTCGATTTCAATCTGTAATATTGTGGAGGGCCTCCATAACTGGATAAATCTTAAAGCCTCTCCGTATTTAACTTTTGGTATATCACCATAACGCGGAACCTTGAAATAATGTTTGAACTCATTCCAAAATGCTGAAAATACCTTTTTACTAATCTCTTGATAAGCAACCGAATCTTTACCAGCTAAAGCTTGTACAACAGATTGTTTAGCAGCCTGTTGTATCTCTTGTTGTTGAAGTGAATCAATTCGCATACTGCCTTTTAGATAGTCCACATCTGTTTTGATTTCTTTGATAGCTTGTTCATGTTGCAAAGCAGCTTGTAACGCAATTTCTAAACTGCTGAATTGTGGTTGTTCTATGACTTTGTAATACTCATCCACAAGTAACTCGTATGCTTCCCATGCTTTATCAGTGTTTAATGATTTTGCGTGTAACCATGCACCTTTTTCTGTCCAAAGGTAGAGTTTGGATACTTTTTCAACCGATACGCAATTTGCGTATTGCTCACCAAATTCCTTTAAATACTCACCTTCTAATAAAAAGAAGTGTTTATTTTCTTTGAATCGCTCTTTGTTGCGATTGAAGTTTTCTGAAATTCTTCGATTGTTGGTTTCGTAATTTTCAGCAAGCTGCGCTGTTGTTAAAACACGTTTACCACGTAGTTCAATGACTGTTAAATTCAAATTGATTTCCTCCTTTCGCCTACCTTTGTTACAATTTGGATAGAAAGGCAGGTGATAGATATGAAAATATTCTTAGTTGCAATTTTGATAATCTTTTTATACTTACGAAAACCTGTAAGTAGACTTTGGAGAAATACTAAAATTAATTACTTGTTAGGTCTTTATAATTCTTATAAACACGCCAATGGTCATGATGAGAAAGCTTTAGCATTTGAACAAATTGCTAAAAATCGACCCTTAAGCAATGATTTAATAGGCGGTTTATACTTCTTCTCACCTTCATATGATGATTTTGGAAATGAAGAAAAAATTAGAGATGCTTATATTAGGCTTTGCGAAGCCTTTGACGATAACTATTATTGGGCTAAAAAATACTTACATCCTAAATATCTCATCAAGGATATTTTCTTTTTACCAGGTGCAATTTTAGGTTTCTTGTTTAACCGAGAGTTTAATAACGTACCTTCTTTTTTAGTAAGTTGCTTAACTTGGACAGCAACTATACTAATTTCTGCTTATGCTACAGAGCTTAGACAATTAATTGATGCAGTTATTAAGAATTTCAGTTAAATAGAAATGAAAGAATTAATAGAATTTGAACAGTTAATAAAACACGGATATATTTATCTCTGATCAAAATGGATTGGACACCTTGTTCAATGACATTAAGTAACAATAAGATTTTCGCCTCACTCGTTGCGCCAACAACCTGTGAGGATTTTTTATTATCCTCCACACTACTCACTCCTTTAATCCTCATTAACGTTGCTACCGTCACATCAGCTATAAGTCCGAATAATTCATACCGTCATTGGCTCGGTATCACAGCGCTTTAACATTCATTACTAATTGATTTTGAATTTCATGCGACTACTGCTTCTCTGCTGAACAAGTAATCCAGCATACAATTTGGGAAAAACGCTTTTTTTATAGCGTAAGCTTCATCTATATCGAATTTTGATTTTCCATTCATCTTTTCTGAAATAGTCGCAGTTCGTTTTTTTAGCAACCCAGCGATATCTTTTTGTTTAATTCCGCATCTTGCCATTTCAGCTTCTAAATTCGGATAAGGCTTGTTCATTCTGTTTCACCTCACTCTTTAGAACATATATTTAATAGAATTACGATGTGTCGTAACTCTTGAATTAAATATATACGATGTGTCGTAATGCGTCAACGATAAATACAACAAAAACTACGATTAGTCGCATTTAAATGTTTACTTTCAGTATTTTAAATGATACTATTTATACATAAGTTACGATATTCCGTAACACAATATTAGAAAGGTGGTGAGATAATTGCAAAGAGGTGAGAAATTAACCAATTTTATGAGGGAGAGAGGATTTAATGTTTCCTCTATTTCAAGAGAATCTGGAGTGCCATATACGACAGTACGATCTATGATTGAAAATAATCTAGTAAATTCTTCAATTGATAATGTAATTAAATTATGTCGCACTCTAGGTATTACCGTTGAAAATTTGTTAGAAGAAGATACAACAGCACTAAAAGAGGGTAATGATTATACTTACCGTTTTTTACCTACCGTGAAAATATCTGCTGGATTACCAATAGATGTTGAGTGTGTAGATGAAATCGAGACCATTACAATACCGGATGAACTTCTTGGTAAATACGCTGGTTGTGAAGATATTTTCTTTATGAGAGTAAACGGTGAATCAATGAACAAAACTATCCCACATGATTCATTAATAGCAGTGAAAAGTTGTTCTGTAGGAGATTTAAAAAACGGAGATATCGTTGTTTACAGTAACGGTTATGATTATTCAGTCAAGTTTTTTTATGAAGCTGACGATAAATTCATATTCAGACCAAATTCTTCAGACCCAATATTTACAGACCACACTGTTGAAAAAGTTAATGAAGATTTAAGGCTACATGGTAAAGTAGTCACTTATATTGTTAATTTAGATTAATACTTAAACGTTTAAGCATTACAGAAAATAGAGCAGACTCATCCGTCTTGCTCTTTATTTATATTAAGGAGTGATAATAATGAAATTAATAGACATAACATCTGAACAATTGGAAGATACAATAGAACTTATAAAAGCTGGTCGTGATTGTACTTTAAAAATATATCTCCTTAATGATGAATACAAAGTTATACATGTATACGCTTCTCTACAAAACAGAGTAAGTGTATCTCATTTATTATTCAATGAGGTTCCTCAAATGATTATTAAATATTTAATTGAGGATTTTCTTAAAACTTACAGAGAGAATGTCTATTTATTTACTCTTGGTGATAGTCCAATCGTTCATATTCATCATCAAATACTTGATAATTATTTTTATTCAGAGGAAAACGCACATACTGATAAATGAAGTTTAATGAGAAATTTTTATCTACTAAAGCAAAAAATTGCTTGCTATGAATATTTGTGCTCATTTACTACAATCAAAATCATCGGAGGTATTTTACATGACGGTAGGAATTTATATCCGTGTGTCAACTGAAGAACAGGCTAATGAAGGTTATTCTATCTCTGCTCAACGAGAACGTCTAAAAGCATTTTGCATTGCTCAAAACTGGCAAGAACATAAATTTTATGTAGATGAAGGTATTTCAGGTCGTGATACAAATCGTCCTCAATTAAAAAAACTAATGAAAGATATTAAAGATGGCCATATAAAAGTATTGTTAGTGTACCGATTGGATAGATTAACTAGATCCGTGCGTGACTTACACAAAATTCTCGATGAATTAGATAGAGTTAACTGTATATTTCGTTCTGCTACTGAAATATATGATACATCTACAGCAATGGGCAGAATGTTTATAACTATTGTTGCTGCAATAGCTGAATGGGAGAGTGCCAACTTAGGCGAAAGGGTAGTAATGGGGCAAATAGAAAAAGCCAGACAAGGCGAATGGGCTGCTCAACCTCCTTATGGGTTTTACAAAGATGAACACCATAAATTGCATATCCACCAAGAACAAATTGAAGCCGTTAAAATAATGGTGCAGAAGGTTCGTGAAGGGATGTCTTTTAGACAATTAGCGCTATACATGAACTCAACTCAATATAAACCTAAAAGAGGCTACCAATGGCATATAAGAACATTGTTAGACTTGATGCACAACCCTGCACTTTATGGAGCCATGTATTGGAAAGGTGTAATTTACGAAAATACTCACGAAGGAATTATGACAAAAGATGAATTTGAACAATTACAACGCATTATTACTTCTAGACAAAATTACAAAAAACGTAATGTTACCAGTCACTATATTTATCAAATGAAAATCCTTTGTCCAGATTGTGGTAATCACTGTACGTCTGAACGTAAAGTATGGACGCGAAAAACAGATAACGTGACCGCAACTAGTAATTCATACCGTTGCCAACCTTGCGCCTTAAACAATCCGGGAAGAACAGCATTTAATGTGCAGGAATCCAAAATAAACGAGGCTTTGTTAAAATACATGGAAAATTTACCTCTTCCCTCGTCTTCAAGTAATGAAGCTAGTGTAGAGAATGAATCTGAAATTATAAAAAAAGAGATAAGACAAATTGAAAATCAACGCGAGAAATACCAACGCGCATGGGCTTCTGACTTAATCACAGACGAGGAATTTAAAAATAGGATGGATGAATCTCGTATACGGTATAGTGAATTAAAAAATGAGTTAGAACAATTAGAAGAGCCATCAATAACTGCATTGGATATGGAAAGAAATAAGGAAATCGCAAAAAAATTCAATGATAACTTTGAAAAACTAACGCAAGAAGAAAAAAGAACGTTTGTCCAAACCTTTATTGAAAGTGTTAGAATCGAAATAATTGAACGTACTAAAGCTAAAGGTTATAGAAACCAAAAAATACGAATAGCAGAAGTAAGATTTTACTAG